ACAAAAATACCATGAGGTAACAACGACATCTTTTGCCTGCGGCAGCGCAACAGTGAAGGCCTGCGGCAGCGCAACAGTGAAGGCCTGCGGCAGCGCAACAGTGAAGGCCTGCGGCAGCGCAACAGTGGAGGCCTACGACAGCGCAACAGTGGAGGCCTACGACAGCGCAACAGTGGAGGCCTGCGACAGCGCAACAGTGGAGGCCTGCGACAGCGCAACAGTGGAGGCCTGCGACAGCGCAACAGTGAAGGCCTACGACAGCGCAACAGTGAAGGCCTGCGGCAGCGCAACAGTGGAGGCCTACGACAGCGCAACAGTGAAGGCCTACGGCAATTCTTATGTTGAAGATTTAACAGGTAATATTAGGCCCCAGTCTGGATATGCAGTAATCAAGGATTATTACAACCATAAGATTTACATCCAAAAAGGGAGATATCAGATTATAGAGGTTGATTAATAGCTTGCTGATATTACAATAAGAATTTAATTGATAATAATTACCATTACCTGACATCAGGAAAATGGCTCAAAACGGAACAGAAATGAATACTATAGGCCTGCTATACATTGATTTATTCTGTGGAGCTGGTGGAACCTCTACCGGTGTTGAATCTGCCCGAATAAATGGAGAACAATGTGCAAAAGTAATTGCCTGTGTCAATCATGACGCCAATGCCATTGCCAGTCATGCGGCTAACCATCCGGAGGCGATGCACTTCACAGAAGACATTCGAACGCTTGAGCTTTCTCCACTGGTTACACACGTACAACGGATGAAGCAATTATATCCGGAAGCTCGCTTGGTACTTTGGGCATCCTTAGAGTGTACGAATTTCTCAAAAGCCAAAGGTGGCCAGCCTCGGGACGCAGACAGCCGGACACTGGCCGAACATCTTTTTCGTTATATCGAATCCCTTAACCCAGATTATATCCAGATTGAAAATGTAGAAGAGTTCATGTCATGGGGCCCGATGGATGAGAATGGTAGGCCAATCTCCATGAACAAAGGAGAAGACTACACCCGTTGGGTGCATAACGTGAAATCTTATGGATATAACTTCGATCACCGGATAATGAATGCTGCTGACTATGGAGCATACACCAGTCGGAAGCGTTTTTTTGGCATCTTTGCCAAGAATGAGCTACCAATTGTGTTTCCAGAACCCACCCACTGCAAAGAAGGTAAGCAAGATATGTTCGGCAGCCTTGCAAAATGGAAACCTGTAAAGGATGTATTAGATTTTGAAGACGAAGGAACAAGTATCTTCACCCGGAAGAAGCCATTGTCAGAGAAAACACTTGAACGCATCTATGCTGGTCTCATTAAGTTTGTAGCAGGTGGAAAAGATAAATGGCTACTGAAATATAACTCAATCAACGGAAAGACTGGAAAACATATTCCTCCCGGAATAGACGAACCATGCCCAACCATCAGTTGCCAAGGACGTTTAGGTGTAGTAAATGCTCAGTTCCTTTCCAGATACAATACATGTCGTCCTCAAGATACTTGTAAATCAGTAGAAGAACCTTGTGGAGTGCTTACTACTAACAACCGATTTGCAAAGGTAGACTGTCATTTCCTCTCAAAGTATTTCAGTGGTCACCCGGAAAGTAAGAATATTCCTATTGATAGACCCGCACATACTGTCAAGTGCAAGGATAATCATGCTTTGGTAGGTGCGAAGTTCCTCGCTGCGTATTATGGCAATGGCGATAATGTCAGCCAGATAGATGATCCTGCACCAGTTATCACCGCCAACCGAAAGTGGCACTACCTGATGAATCCACAGTTTATGTCTGCCGGCGGCAATATAGAAAATCCATGCTTTACTCTCATCGCACGCATGGATAAGATGCCACCTTACTTAGTATGTACGCAAGAAGGTGATTTTCTTATTAGGGTATATGAAAGCGATAGCCCTATGACTCGGAAGATAAAGGAGTTCATGGCTCTATATGGCATAGTTGATATCTTGATGCGTATGCTTAAGATACCCGAACTTAAACAAATCATGGGATTTCCAAAAGACTATAGACTGATCGGTACACAAGCCGAACAGAAGAAGTTTATTGGGAATGCGGTAGAGGTGACGATGGCACGAGTTCTCTGCGAAGCTGTCGGCAGGAAACTACGAGAATTAAGAAAAGTGGCAGCATAGTTTAATTCAAATCGGAACAGATATGAAACAGACAGTAGAAGAAGCAGCAAGAGAAAATATCCTGTTTAATCACAGGACAGTTGACAGAACTTTGTTTGGTAAAGATTTGGCAAAGTTTGGAGAGATGAATTTCGTTCAAGGTGCCGAGTGGCAATCCAAGCAATCTCCTTGGATAAGTGTTAAGGAACGGTTGCCTGAGCCAAATAAGCTTGTCCTTTGCAGAATGGTATCAAATGGAGCGATTGTTAGTGGCTATATCGTTGTTTCACCTGGGAGATCGCCATACGTTGCGACAGACGGAGGATTTGAATTTGAGGATTGGAACGGCTACGAGTGTGACATGTGGATGTGCATCCCGTCTTTTGATGATATACTCGAAGCCAACAGAGATGTACTGGAACGGATTAAAGAGAAAGGAGATTAGATATGGACATTATGAATGAAGAAGAAATATCGAATGCTGTGAGTAGTATAGAGTGCACAAATATAGCAGATACTATAGATGGAGTACAACAAGTAAATGCGAGTTTTGATCCATTACAATCAATATTAAAAAAGGAGGTGAATTATGAGGGATAAGTCTAGATTGAAACATGTGATGGTGCAGGCAAAGATAAGTGTGGAGGCTGCTGATAAATTGGATAAAATTGTGAAGGAATATAAGTTTAACAGCAGATATGAGGTGATGCAATATCTGCTGTCAGCATTTATCGAAAAGGCCGATTGCGAAACAGAATATAATGGAGTTAATACTAATGAAACTGAACTTATGGATATATTCCAGCGGCTTAGAGCTGTGAAGGACAGGGTAAATACTGTTAAACCGTCGGCATATGATGATATTAAAAGAGTGGCATCAGTATTCATATATAGAGTTACCAACAGAAGGAGATATGTATCAAGCTGTATAACGGAAAATGGGGAAGGAATGCACCATTCCTCTAAAAAAGAGCAGGTATTAGAGGAAGTATTTCGGTATTTATATCCGAATTTAGCACAACGATTACTTGTAATCGGACGTAATATAGGAGTCAACGGTTATGATAATATCATCAAGGAGTTACTTGATATGTCTCCTGTATCATCGGATGGTATACATAATGATGTATCTACGGAGGTTAGTGGTTTTATGGGGCAGAACAAATACGGAATGGTCCCCGTTATAACAAGAAACAAAAAAGTAGAAAATGAGCAGGGATTATAATTACAGGAAGATGATCAGTTCCATGGCATGGAGAAAAACAAGAAGAAGAAAACTTGAACAGTCACCGTTATGTGAAGCTTGCAAGCAAAATGGAGTGATAATGGCAGCGACAGAGGTTCACCATGTTATACCGTGTGAGTCAGCCAAGACAGTCACTGAAATGAGAGCTCTCATGTTTGATGTGGACAACCTACAGTCATTATGCCATGACTGCCATTCTTTGATTCATGCAGGGATGAAGTCACATAGCAGAGTTAAGGTGAAAGAGAATGCGAACCGTTCATTATCCCGGTTTAAGGAAAGGTTTATCTTGTAATACGGGGGGGGGATTTTTTTAAGACCACCCGGATTACTCAAACCCACTCCCACCAGGCATCACAAATTTTAGTTTTGAAAATTTGGATTTGGGGGTGACACTTTGGGATTACTCGGAATAACAACAATATTGTAAAAATAGGTAATATTAAAATATTTAACACAATGAAGAAAAAAAGCGAGGAACAACGGGCGGTCAGCAAAAAAATAAAAAATCAGAGGGATACGATTATAAAAACATTGAAAGATGTCAATAAGTATTCCAAAGAGTTGAACTGTCAGATTGATATATTTTCCCGTCTGTATCTGTTGTTTAAAAAAATCACGGAGGAGGTTTTGGATGATGGATATAATATCGTGTATGAAGAGAAGAGCCGGGAGGGACATGTAAGAAAGCGAATTGACCCTTTGGCAAGAGTTCCGTTCGAACAGGCTTCGCCTTTGATGAAATTATTGAAAGGATTGAAAATGAATATGGAAATGACCAAGCCTGATGATGGCGGAAGTCGTGGCCCCAGTCCGCTGGATAAACTAATGGAGAATATCAATAATGTGAATGACGGAGAGGACGAATGATGAATGAATGGGATGAGAAAAAAGCACTGAAAAAAGGGTATACGGATAGGCTGACATCTGTTGATTTGGATAGGTATAATCTAAGGAAAATAGACGGTCGGCTCTTTTCGTATATATATGGCGTGCAGTCCTGTCCGGAGGGGCATAACCTGTACGAGGTTCTTTCGGTGTTGAAATTCCTCCGTCTGATGGACACTTACACGTTTCAGAAAAAAAGAGTGAAAGTGTTTGTAGCCTTATATGAGAGCCTTAAATTTTCGGGGATAAACGGACGCCGCAGTTATAAGCTAACCCCCGTGCAGTATTTCCAGTTTGCCTCTATACTGGGGTTTTACAGATGGGAAGATATAGGCAGCGTGGAAGATATGACGGAAAGAAAGAAGGGAACAAAGGTCGTCAACGGGCGTGTGATGGAGTTGAGGCGGCTGGTAAGGGAGGCTATTCTGTTCGTTCCGCGAAAGTTTTCAAAAACCACCTCTACGGCTTCTCTTGCTGTTAATGACCTGCTTTTTGGGGATGCGAACGCGCAGGCATACACGGGCGCGAATTCAGGGCGGCAGGCTAAGATATGTTTTAATGAGATAAAGGGTATTATTAATCAATTGGATCCGGATAGACGCAGTTTTAAGACAAATCGTGAATGGCTGGGATGGAGGCCTACCAACACATACGGGAAAGAATCCTTTGTGGAATGTCTGTCGGGGGGCGGTGATGCAAAGGACGGTCTTAACGCATCTCTTTTTATCTTTGACGAATATGCGCAGGCGAGATATGTGAAGGATCACTCGGAGGGTGCGGAACTTATGCAAGTTATGGTGTCTTCTATGGGTATGAGAAGGGAGCCTCTGACAGTGATTATAACTACTGCAAGCCGCGTACCTGACGGACCTTTCGCTATAGAGCTGGAAAATGCGAAGAAAGTCCTTTTAGGAGAATATGACGATGATACGCAATTCGCGTCATTGTTTATGCCGGATGAATGGGAGCTTGACGATGAGCACATGAGTACTCCGGAGCTGTGGAAGAAATGTAATCCGCATATTGGCATAACGGTACAGGAGGGTTATTACCGCCAGATGTGGAACAAGGCGATACGCAACGTTGAGGCTATGATAGAATTTAAAACCAAGTTACTTAATGTCTTTGTTGCAGGCTCCGTAAAACCGTGGATAACACAGAATTTCGCCCATTCCTTGTCCATGAACATCAATTTGGAACAGGTGAAGGGAAGACCGTCTGCTATGGTGGCTTTTGACTTGTCTGTTTCTGATGACCTTTCCGCCGTGGTTTACAATATTTATAATAAGGAAGATAAAAAATTCTATCTGTTTATGGATAGCTATATACCGGAAGAAACAATAGAAACCCACCCGAACCGTGAGCTTTATAGGATGTGGGTAGATGGCGGCTGGTTGAAAGTATGCCCCGGTGCTGTCATAGATATGGACATGATTATAAACGACATATTAAGGCGTGACCGTAATTTGTTTATATGCCGGATAGGCTATGATGCTTACAAGGCAAGCGAGATACGCAACGCGCTTGCAGCGGGACTTTTGGGACACGGGAAGAACCCGGACAAGATACTACGTGCTGTTCCCCAGACCTACGGGGCGTTCACATCACCGGTAGAATCGCTGGAGCTGGCGGCAAAGAGCCGTCCGGCTCATCTTGTTATTGCTTATAATCCTATCCTATTCTGGAACTTTGGAAACTGCTATATAGATGAAGATAAGATGTGTAATAAGAAACCGTTGAAAAGGAAGGAAAATCTTAAGATTGACGGTGCGATAGCCTCCTTGATGACATTTTGGCTTTACAGTAATACGGAACAGAGGTAACCATAAACAGCATATTGTCCGATATATAGAAGTTATAACTTGATATATGGACAATTTTTTCAGATTTTTCAAAAGAGAATCGGCACCATTGCCGTCATTCATAGACAGTGGTTCGGAGAAGACGGATGAGGAAGCGCACGAAGATTATGGGAAAGCGAAATCTACAGGTGGAGATTATCGGGAGAACATAGCTTATGTGAATTCCCCATGGGCTGCATTGAATATAGCCGCAGTATATCGTGCTGTGAATCTACTTTCAAGTTCTGCCGCTACGTTAACTATCCAATACAAGCGTAAGGACAGGGCGAAAAACTATTTCAAGCTGAGCGACACGAAGGATGGGAAGAGGATAAACTATCTGCTCGGGGCACGTCCCAATGATCGGATGAATTCATATACTATGATGAAGTATACGGTAGCCCAGTTGCTTTTGCAAGGGAATGCCTTTATCTACCCTGTACGTAATTCGTTCCACGAGATCGTATCTTTCATATTGTGTTCCCCCGGCTCGGTAACTTACGATGTATATGCTAATCAATATAAGATTGATGATATAACCAACGGGATAAGTGTGACTGTAGGTCCGAAAGATATACTCCATTTTAAGAACATGTGTCTTGACGGAGGATATTGGGGAATGTCTACCATAGCATACGCCAAGCAGTGTCTTAGTATTACTGCCACATCGGATGGTGAAACGTTGAAACGATTTGCCACAGGCGGACGTTTCAAGGCTATTCTTCAAGACAACACAACTGTCCAAGGCTACGGAAAGTATCAGGACGAGCAATTGAAGAATATGGGAATGGATATTCAGGACACGTTGAACCGTGGAGGGGACATACTGGCTGTATACGGTGACGGAAAGCTTACCCCTATAAGCATGTCATCGGCTGACATGCAGTTTTTGGAAAGTAGAAAGTTTAATATCCGTGAGATTGCCCGGTTCTTCAATATACCACCGAGTAAACTTATGGACGATTCCAACGCCAACTACAAGAGTGTAGAGATGTCCAATGTAGCCTTTTATGTTGAGGCTTTGCAGCCCATAATTACCGAGATAGAGCGTGAATTTGCCGCCAAATTACTTGATGAGAATACCTATATGGATTACAAGTACACATTCGACTTGTCCGCATTGTACGCCCTTGACGTTGACAGCAAGAGCAGATGGCAAAAGACACGTCTGGAAACGGGCCAAGCAACCGTTAATGACATACGTAGGGATGACGATCGTCCGCCGGTGGACAAGGGGGATGATGTGTACATAAGCACAAACCTTGCAGTATTGGGAAGCCCCAAAATGTCTGGGGAAACAGTTGCAAGCTCTACAAAAATAAATGATAACAAGGAAGGAGAAGACGATGAATAGAGAATTGCGTGTGCTGACGCTTGAAAAAATGAAAGCGCAGATAAGGGATGTGCAGGATGAAGAGTTGGAGTTGTTGCATACATGGGGCATGGCGTGTGAGAGTGTGATTATAGATATGACAAACCGCACATTCGAAGAGTTGGAGGCATGGGAGGACGCTCATGGAAAAGGATTTCCCGAAGCCTTGGAATCGGCTATGTTGCTACTTGTAGCCCATTTGTTCCGGAACAGGGAGCCGGTTTCATCCGTAACCCAGAATATGGTTCCTTTTACTATATCAATGCTTGTAAAGCCTTATGTGAAATTATCAAACAGAAGTGAATCATGATATCAGCAGGGGCATTAACGGAAAGAGTGGATATTATGACCCCGGAAATAAGCCGTGGTAGCATGAATGAACAGGTAATCCAATATCGGAAAGCAATTACCGTATGGGCTAATGTGCAGTTTCAAAGGGGCGCTCGTGCTCTGACTGCCGGTGAAGCGTGGATGAACAGTTCGGTAGTTGTAACGATGCGCTATATGTCCGTGGTTACTGATCGTTGTCGGCTGGTATGGGATGGGAAAACCTACAGAATAGATTCGTGTAACCGATCCAAGAGAGATGGGAGTATTACTATTACGGCTTCCATATTGGATGAGGGAAGCGGTTTCGGGTAAGCCGAAAACAGGTATTTATAGGATATAAAAAAGGCGTTTCCTAAAGGGGCGTTTGAAAGTTGTAAATAAATAGAAAAAAATATGGATAATTCCAAGGAGAGAGAGGTAAGATACATGACCGGTGACCAGTTCCAGCCAAAGATCCGCGAGGCGGAGGACGGGAGTGATAGCCGGGTAATCGAGGGTTATGCGATTGTCTTTGGCGTTGAGAGTCGTATGCTTGTGGACTATTGGGATAACTACCGTGAGATTATAGAGCCGGGAGCCATTACGGAAGACGAGTTGAAGCGGATGGATATAAAGATGACATTGTGGCATAACCGCGAGAGGTTGCTGGCTCGTTGGAACAGGGGTGAAGGATCGCTTTCGCTTTCTGTGGATGAAACGGGTGTAAGATATAGATTTACAGCTCCAGCGACTCAGGATGGAACTACCGCATTAGAGTTGGTAAAGAGAGGGGATTTAGCCGGTTCTTCATTCACATTCTGGAGCGATGAGAGTTCTTCGGTCAGGTATACCAAGGATGATGATGGTGTGCTGTTACGACACGTTACCCGTATTGACGAGGTTTTTGAAATGACTATAGCTTCTGATCCGGCATATGTGCAGACCAGCGTCACAGCCCGGGAAGTGGAGGCTTCCGGTATTGTGTTGCACCCAGATCAGAAGAAACGGGAAACAATTGAGAAAAATGAAACCGCATATGCGGAATTGAGAAAGATAGCGAATAAGAAAATTTTTTAATCATTTTTGTTTATGAATAAAGGAAAGAAAGTGAATGTACAACAGTACATTACCAGACGAGAGGAAATCAAGGTACGTCTTAACGAGATTGTAGATTTGGCTGAATCGGAAAACAAACGTGCGTTTACCGATACTGAGAATGACGAGATCGAGTGTCTGAAACGCGAGATGAATGCTTTGGATGTCCGCATAGCGTGTGCTGACAAGAGCGGATATGTGGAAGTCACCGCCCGTGAGCTTGCGTTTGATGCGTTTATGCGCGAGCATATCAATTCTAGAAGTTCCCATCCGCTTAAGCGTGAGTTTACAGGAATGATCAGTACGGGAGCGCAGCCGATGATCCCTCTTACTATTAATGACATTATCCCTGCATTGGAAGAAGGTCTTATCATTTCTAAGCTTGGATTACCGTTACGCACAGGTTTGGCGGGTGATTATTGTTGGCCGACAGTTTCGGCAGTTGAAGCAGAGGTAGCCGGGGAGGCTGTAGCTTTGACCGACAAAAAAATCGAGATCGGTAAGATTGTACCCAATCCTCAGAGAGTGGGTGTTACCATCAAGATTACAAGTCAGACAATCAACCAGACCGAGGGGGTGGCATACGATGTTGTTAAGCAGCAGATACCGATGGCTGTAACACGGACGCTGAATAAGCTGATGTTTACAACTGGGAAACAGACGCATAAGTTAGTAGGACCTTTTTCTGAGATCGCGTTCCCGGGAGGAAGTCCGGGCACCCCAAAGACTATCGCTGAGTTAAAAACTATGGCTGAAAAGAAAAATGCCCGTTTTATCAAGTTTGCCAACTCGACACCGACATTTAAGGAATTGGTATTGATGCGAGCATTGCCATTGATGAAAGGTATTGAGGGAAGTTACATGGCTTATGTGATGGATGAATACACAAAGGCGGTATTGGAAACTACCGATCGAGGATATGAAGGACCGACAAATCCGGGTAACACGGGAAGATATATTATCGAAAATAATACCATTGCTGGTGTTCCGGTTTTCTGTACGAATTATATTAATACAGATGATAAGACCTATATTGGTTTTGGCTCATGGGGATATGAGCCTATCGGGCAATTCGGTGAACAGCGTTTTATAATCAATCCTTATTCGGAAGACACATCAGATGTTGTTCGCTTGACCCTTAATGGGGATTGGGCGTTTACCACATTGCGTCCTGAGGCGTTTACGCTGGGAGAGTTACCTGCCGAAGGGGAATGATTTATTTACCCGGGGCTACGGCTCCGGGATAAAAATACGAAGTTATGGGAATAATGAAAAAAATCCTTGAGAACAATCGGGGGAAGCAGATAAAAGGGGTGTCATTTGTCTATGAGGGAGACGAAGTTATTGCCATGCTTGAAAGGATGCGTAAGTCCAAGGAAATCAAAAAAAACGAGATAAAAAAAGAGGTACGAAGGGCATTAACACCGGAGCGGAAGTATGTGCGTAATGCAGCAAAAGCCGCAATGGGTAAAGATCCCGGAAGAGCGTACATGGCTGTAAAGATGGTTGTTTACCGTGACGGGAACGGCGGTATGCTTAACATACTTGATAGGGGAGATGCAAAAAGGCTGGCATTATATAAAAAACCGAACGGCGGTGTGTCGGGCATAAGAAGACGTAGATATGTAAGCCCGGAAACGAAGAGGTCTAGAGGCTATAGAGGTGCGGACAGGGCTTTTATCCTTCGGTTTATAAATTCAGGGACAGAAGACAGGTATACGAAAGTTAGACGTCAGGGAATGAAAAAATCGGCATATCGCGGCTCTTTGTCTGCAAGTAATTTTTTCCAGCCGGCAGCGGAATCCGGCATGGCTAGAGCCAGCCTTGTATTGTCGGAACGGATTGCAAGAATAATACAAGAAGTAAGTGAAGGAAGATGAGTTTATTTATAAGCAAGCATATTATTAGCTCTATACAGTCTAATAAGGCTGTTACGGAAGCGGTGGGGAACAGGATATATCCGGTTGTTATCCCTGTGGGGGCGCCGGAGTATCCGTTCATCAATTTTACGAGTTCTTTGGATGGTCCGGACGAGACCAAAGATGGATCTTGTGCGGATAATGTATCCACTACTTTGGTAGTTGTGTCAAAGACGTATGAAGTTGCTGTGAATACGGCTAATGAGGTGCGTTACTCTATTGAAGGGAAGACAGCCCGGTATGATAAGTTTGAGGTCATTGATAGTTCTTTTCTGTCATGTATTGAAGATTATTTGGTGGATATAGACGCATTTACTATAACTCTTTCGTTTAATTTTAAAACAATTGATCTATGAAAACAAATCAGATTATGATACGTCCGATGGGTGAGTTTAAAGTAGTTCAACGGACAAAAGATGCGTTTTTCAATGCAACAGAATTATTAAAACAGTGGAACCAATTAAAAGGTATGAGGAAAGAAGTTAATGACTACTTCGATTTGTCTTCTACTAAAGAGTTTATTTACACTATAATGAAAAGGGAAAATTATGATACGGGTAATTACCCCTATCATAAATCAAGAGCAAATAAGGGTGATAATGCGGGTACATGGATGCATCCACTGCTTTTTATTGATTTTGCAATGTGGATAAATCCATCATTTAAATATGATGTTCTAAAATTCGTTTATGACGAAATGATAAAGTTCCGCAATCTTGCCGGTGATGCATATCCCAGAATGTGTACGGCTGTTTGTTCTATCCTTCCAAAGGAGGTATTTAAGCAAAAAGTTAGTGATTTGGCAAAATCACTCAATATCATTGTGTATGGCAAACATGAATCAGAAATGCGTAATAAGATTGGCGATGAGGCTAAGATACGTGAGATGTATGAACTGGAACAACAGATAGCCCAATGGATTGAGCTGGGATTTATTAAAAATTATCAGGAATTGAAACAGGCACTAACGAAGGTGTATTATCAGAGACACCCTGATGTATTGCCTATGTAGATAACTTATTGAATATAGCACTTAAGAATAAATTCATAGTAAAAATCAATTGTTTTACGGATTCGGTTCGTGAGAATAGAATCTGTTTTTTAAGGAATTGTTTAACTTTTAAATTATATAGATTATGTCAAAAGCAAAACCTTTGAATGGAAAGGATTTTATGATCTTTATTGGCGGCAAGGCTACGGCCTTGGCGACCAGCCATAAGTTAACGCTTACTGCGGAAACTGGAGATGCTGCCAGTAAGGACGATGGTATGTGGGATGAGTCAATAGTTACGAAGATGGGGTGGGAAGCGTCTACGGAGGCATTGGTAAGTGCTGATAAGAACATAGAGAGCTTTGATTCTCTTTATGACACATTTATTGCCGGTGAGCCTGTTGATATTATATTGGGTGTTCCTGCCAATCTGACCAATGATGGTATTCCGGAAGATGGGTGGACATCCCCGGCAACCAAGGCCCAGCAGATATACTATAAGGGGAAAGCTCTTATAACATCTCTTGACCGCACAGACGCGAAAGGCAGCAATTCTACAATGACTGCGCAGCTTAAGGGACAAGGAAAACTTGAAAAGGCAACAGGTAATGGTTGATGGTATGAGGAAAGTAAAAATTAATGGCGTGGAGTATACATTAAGGTATACTCTGCGCGCCTTATTTATATATGAGGAAATTACCGGGAAGTCTTATTCCGGTGACAGGATGGTTAACAGTTATATCCTGTTATGTGCTATGCTGATGGCGAATAACAAGGATTTTCCGTTAACGTTTGATGATGTGATAGACGCATGTGATTTAGATCCGTCCATTTTCGAAACATTTTTGGCTGTTTTGGAGGAAGAGAACAAGCGAATTAGTATGATTGTCGGGAAAGATGATAAAAAAAAAGCGATGGGAAAGAGAGCGAAGAAGTAAGTGTGATAAGGTTGTATGAAGAAGTTGTCGGTCGTGGAGGGATATCACCTGATTACTTCTTTGACAGTATGACTTTTAACGAGTGTGCTGCATTTATAAGGGGGATGAACCGGAAGGAGCAGGAGGCATGGGAGCGCACAAGAATGATGATGTATACTATCGCACAGGTTAATTCTACGGAGAGCCTCACACCTGAAGCAGTGTTCCCATTCCCGTGGGATGAGGAACGGGAACCGATAGAGATAGATGAGAATGAGCTGAAAGAATTGAGAGAACGAGCAAAAAATATGGAATATGGCAAGTAATGCGATTGTAAGATTGTTGTTTAACACCGCAGATTTTGATAAGAACATCAAAAGGGCGAAAGGTGAGATAGGGAACTTTGAAAAAAGCATAACAAGTATGGCCGGCAAGATAGGACCTGCTCTAAGTGGTTTTGCTGCTTTCGCTGGTATATCGGTAGCCATTGGGGATGTGGTAAGGACTTCTATGGAGTTTGAAAAGTCGTTATCCTCTTTGAAATCCTTAACAGGTGTGACAACGCAGGAGCTTTCGTTTTTTAAAGATGAGGCTATCCGTTTGGGCAGTACCACCACGCAGACTGCATCTCAGGTGGTAGATGCTTTTAAGCTGATGGGGTCTCAGATCCCATCTTTATTGCAAAATAAAGAAGCTTTGGTACAAGTAACCGAAAGTGCTATAGTTCTTGCCGAGGCCGCAGAAATAGATGTGCCGGAAGCTGCCAAGGCATTAGCTGGTTCTTTAAATCAGATGGGGGCTTCCTCAAGTCATGCTGCTGAATATATCAATATTTTAGCGGCAGCATCTCAACAAGGCTCTGCTGATATCCCATATCTGAACAAGGCTATAGAGAATGCCGGTGGTGCTGCATCTTCTGTAGGTGTACAATTCAATGAATTGGTAGCCGCGATAGAGGCTATTGCTCCTAAAATAACGGATGCCGGCAGTGCGGGAACTAATCTGCGTAATATATTCCTTACTTTGGAAAGTAGTGCGGACAAGAATTTACGTCCTTCCGTGGTCGGGTTATCACAAGCTGTGGAAAACCTTGCAGCAAAACATATGAACGCTACGGAAATGACGAAAATGTTTGGTAAAGAGAGCGTAACGGCTGCTTTGGCACTTGTTTCTGAAAAAGATAAGTTTGTAGAATTGACTGGAGCGATAACGGATACTAATACGGCGTTTGAGCAGCAAAGGATAAATAATGATAATGTAGCAGGCTCTGTGAAGGGATTGCAATCAGCATGGGAAGGGTTAATCTTGACGGTAAATAATTCTAATGGCATATTAAAAACTTCAATTGATATGTTTACAAACCTTATTACTAAGGCTAAAGAATGGTTTATGACCGAAGAACAGCTAAGGAAAATGCGTAGTAGTGAAAATGTTCCTTCGGTTGTTTTAGAGAGCAATCAGCGTATTAATAAGTCTGTAGCTGGAGGAATGACTATGGAGCAGGCTTTAAGTGAAGAGCTGAAAAGGGCTAATGAATTATATCCAGAAGCTAATAGCTACCAGGTTAGATTGGAGGCTTTAAGTAGAAGGCAAGCTGAATACGAGAGAGCAAAGCTGCTTAATGTAAATGGGTATGCAAAAAAAGAAGCTGAGGCCGTAGGAGAGGCGAGAAAATTACTGGAAATCTCCCAAAAAGAGTATACGGAAAGACAGGCTATTTACGATAATATAAAGGCACAACGTGAAGAAATGGTAGTTATTGCCGCAAAGCAAAAAGAACTAAATATAAATGGAACTATACAAAAACCATTAAAAGAAGCAGAAAGCCCTATTGGCTCATTGGCTGAACTTGATAAAAAAATTAATGAGGCACAAAAGAAGTATGCTAATGCCGCTAGTGATGAGGCTAGACAAGCTGCCGCAAAGACTTTGGATGAATTAAAAAAAAGAAAAATAACAATAGAGTTTCAGGCAAGATTCCCCAATGCTCCTGAGTTTGTAAACGAAGGTGAAGGAAGAGGAAGCTTATTAAGTTATGCTAAGATGTTCGAAAAAATGCCTCAAAAGATTAGTCCGATTACAAGAGATGATATAAAGTCAAACGAAGATTTCGCAGATTCGTTAAGTGCCATAGGTAACGCATTTGGTAGCATGTCTTCAATGGCTGATGGTGCCGCCGGTTCTATCCTATCTTATTTTGGAAACTTAATGAACTCTGTGGCTGCCGCGATTCCGGCTATTGATGCTCTTAATGCAAAGAAAAAGGAAGAATCTGTGGCTAATACAGAAGCAGCCGTAACCGGAGCCGCTTCGTCTGTGGCTTCCATTCCGTTTGTTGGTGCGGCTTTGGCTGTAGCCGCCATAGCTTCGGTTTTGGCTGCTTTAGCCAATATTCCCAAATATGCAACAGGTGGTATAGTGGGAGGATCATCATTTTTCGGTGATCACATGATAGCACGGGTTAACAGTGGCGAGATGATATTGAACCAGTCCCAGCAAGGTAAGCTGTTCAATATGATTAACAATGGTGGATCCAATCACATAACGGTAGACGGTGAGGCACGGGTAAGCGGTAAGGCTATGTATATAACAATAAGGAATTACATGAAGGCTAACAATATAAAGTGGTGATATGGGGCAGAGATATAACATACATTTTAAAAATTACAAAAACACAGCCTATGATGTAAAGGTATATATTGATGGCTATGTGGGACAGGTGACGGAATTACTGGGCGCGAGAAGCGCGTTTGTTGTAGAAGGGAACGATGATAACTTTGTATATGAGCCGATAAGAAGTTCTACAGCAACATTAACTCTTCTTGGCAGTGATTTACTTCTAGACCTGTTTAGCATTAACAACCAGTACGCCCCGGTTAAGCTGTTCAAGGGTGACAAGTTGATGTGGACGGGGTATATTGTTCCGGAACAATTTACGCAGCCTTATAAGCCTACACCGGATAATATCAGTATTGATTGTATCAGTGCAATAGGCACGCTTGAGAATATACAATATGAGAAACAGACAGAGAATGGATTTATAACGGCGATAAACCTCTTAAGGTACATTATAAGATCAGCTAATGGGGGATATGAAAAGATATATATACCTTATGTCTATGGATCGTCAGAAGTGAATTATTCGACAAAGAAAAACATATTCGATGAGATAACTCTCGCAGAAGAAAACTTCACCTCAGAAGGGATGATGTTGGACGAGGTACTGGAGTATTTTTGTCGTTTTTTTAATTGGACCTTATACGATTATGAAGGTAGCCTGTATTTTGTAGATGCAGATTGGGAAGGGGAATACTTCTCGTATGGCGAGGATCTTGTCACTTATGAGATGGTTACTCCAAACACTGTATTGCTTCAGGATATCGGCTTTGGCGGCAGTGATCATACAATAGATGTGCTCCCCGGATATAATAAGGTTACCGTTAAGGCAATAAATAATGTTTTTGATGAATTGGTGGATGATGAGGGATTTGATGTGAGTGATATGTATGGGAGCTTCACAAACTTGACGGATAAGAGGAATGATAACAAATACTATAAGGTGGAGAATGTGCAAGGGTTGACATTAGAACGATGGGAATCAATAGCATATGGTGATAATGGAGAGATTTCACAAGATGCCATCCCTGTAATGGGTGCTAATTTAAATTATAATATGACTGGCGGTATGACCGCATACAGAGTCGGGGAGGCTGATATAGATTTTAAGGGATGGGATGGATTAACTCCGTTGTATACAATAATTTCGGAGAATTACACATGGAGGTCTTTATTGAGATATAGGATAATTAGTACGGCTGTAGGAAATCCTATATTAAGAGTGGGAGGCGTGACAGCTGTCTATAAGGATGCAGCGATAGGAATTTCAGCCGATATTTTATTTACGACGAATTACGCAGAGCCTAATAAGGTGACAATCACGGAAGATCATGTGTTACGGTTTAAATTACGTATTGGCGATCATTACTGGAATGGAAATAAATGGCAAAATAGCGAAACCACATTTACGATAGGTATAGGAGAGGTGGGTGAGGAAGTGGAACGAACCAAACTGCGTGCAACGAAGAAGGCAGATATGCCGTATGAGGGACTTACGGGATATGTGATTGAGTTCCCAGATTCTGTGCCACTGACGGGGAAATTTGAATTAATCCTGTATGGTACGGATTACCCATATCAGAATGATAAATATATAAAAGTAGTTGATATAGAAAATCTAAGAGTTGCCTATAAGAAAAAAGACGGAGTTGTAGATGAAGGTGAGAACGGGGATCGTGTATACGAGAATGTAGTCAATGAAAAATTTATGTCCGAACTTGACGAGATAGAATTTGGCATAAGTAGTTATAATGAAGACGGGGCAACATATAGCAAAGCTCTTTTAAATGGCAATTTTTTAACAAACAACTTGTATTCGGCAATAGAAGGTACGCTTGTGCGCCCCGAAGAAGCGTTGATCAGGCGTATCATTAACCGATACCGGGTAACCAAAATCAAGTTAACTCAGGCATTAAAAAACAGTGATCTCATTCATCCTTTCACAGTTTTGTATGACAATTCTATGGTTAGTAAGAAATTCTTGTTATTAAGCGGTGTATGGGATTACGAGCAGAATACAGTAACATTATCAATGATAGAGAATGGCGATAAAGTCAGATATAAGAATCATAAGTAGGGTAGTACCGAGGGAGCGTGATGGGAAGTATGTTCCCCGCTCTGTGACTATTATACAGGGTGGCGGTGGCGGCGGTGATGTCACCAATGCCGATCATGCCAATTCCGCATATACGCTGGATGAGGACACACCTGTACAGAACTGGTTCTTATCCGCATTGAACGATGATGATGCGCAAGGCATAATCAATTTTCTTAAAGGTCTGAAAATATCCGGGAATTTGGTAAGCCGCATTGTGAAGCAGGGTGACAAGGATGTTACCTACACCGATGAAGACGTGATGAGCGCATTGCGTGTAATGATTGAGATAGAGAACAGTGTGGAGAAGATGAAAGAGATATTCTTGCGGAAGGACGTGGCGGATTCCACTAAGTACTTGTTATCCTTACTGGGCGGAGTCTTGATTAATAAATATGCCAAGTTCGGTGATTTCGTTACTGGTGTATCAGGTGGATACATAGACGAAAAGGGTGACATGGAAATGGGAAGCGGCGTTTTCCGTAAGCGTTTGTTTGTCCCTGAAATAGCCTATAACCGTACAACCTATTTCAAAGGACGTATGGTAAACTCCCCCGGTGGCGGTTGTAGCGTATTGTCATACGTGGATAACGGCGATGGAACCTACACCATCACTCCCGATCTGACGGACGCGGACGGATTGAGCCAGTTTGTTGATGATATCCTTACCACCTATTTTGTGACTAAGAATAGCGAAGGCAAGCTGAATGGCTTTGAAGAGATGAAATTCCGGGTGACTGCCGCAGATTATACCGCCAAGAAATTTACTGTCATTCCCCGTCCGGGACATTCTGACTGGAAACCTGCCGAGCAGATGGTATTGGCACAAACAGGTAATTTTACGGACCCGGAACGTCAGACTTATATACTTATTGATTCAGTCAACGGAAACAACTGTATTACATTCTTTGACAATGCCAACACTTGGGACCCGGAGCCGGCACAGATGCCTGCGTGGTTCGGCAAGAAAAAAGGCATGACTGTAGCCGGTATTAATGCGGACAATTACTCAGCCGTTCTTCAGAACATCATCATGACCGGGCTTATCTTTCAAGTTGATGAGATCACCGGACAGACAGTGCGTGTACCCTTGGACAAGGGTGAATGGGTTGCAGGGAAGTACGCCTACTATGACCGGGTGTCACATAACGGGGCTTTGTGGTTGTGTGTTGATGATAATGGAACAACAACAGAACCGTCAGATGATAATCCGGCATGGCTGAAACAAGTGGCGGAAGGGCAAAAAGGTGAACCGGGCTTGTCTATAGTCGGCGGTGGTCATTGGGAATCGTCCAAGGTCCCGTACAAAGCCAATACAATGGTTACTCTTGCCAACTGTGTCTTTTTATCCAAGGTGGAGACATCCAATCCTCCCATCAGAATATTGCGTGTCAAAGGTGGCAATTTCTTAAGAAAGAAGGACGGTGGTTATTATCTTGCCGGGAAACCTGCTGACTGGGAGGTTAACGAGGATTGGGCTATGTTGCTTGACGGGCGTGAGCTAAAAGGCGAGAGCATCACCTTCCTAGGTGAATTTGCCACGGCTCCTGCCAATCCGAAAAATGGTGATTCATACCGTAACACAACTGACCGCGCCACCTACATCTATCAGGACGGAAGATGGCAGCTTATGATATCGGACGGGAAAGACGGTAAGGACTATGAGTATATATACACAAGAGGCAATATCATAGATAATCCTCCCGAAAAGCCCGACAGCCAGCAGCAGGATGATTATATCCCCGAAGGCTGGACGGATGATTTTGTTGGTGTGGACGCAGACCATCAGGTTGAATGGGGTTGCAAGCGTTTCAAGGAAAACGGTGTATGGTCAGAGTTCAGCACTCCTGCCGTGGTGCATCGCTGGAGTAAGGACGGGGAGAATGCCATCATGGCGGACTTCGATAACGAGATGGTCAATGCAGCCCTTACTTCAGATGGGAAGGTCGTATCTTCACAGATTTGGAATACAACTGTCAGCATGTGGTACGGAACGGAGAAACTCACTCTTGACAGCATCACCTGTACACCGGACACCGGTCTTACATGTACCACGGACAAGAATACGGGAGTGGTGACAATATCGGTATCTGCCGGAACTACTCTTGCTGCGACAAACACGGTGAAGATCACAATCAAGGCTACAAAGAACGGGCAGCAGTATTCCCGTGATCTTACGTTCACTGTAGCCGGGGTCCGTGGAGGTGCGGACGGTTCAGATGCCGTGCTATACAGTATAATCGTTTCTGCCACTTCTGTAAGCAAGGACAAGAATGGGAAATACAGCGTGTCTTCCGTATCATGTTACAGGCAAAAATCAGTGGGTGGCGTGATCTCCACCACAACGGACGGTACATTGAAATACAGCATAGACGGTGGAACAGAAACTACCATAAACAACAATACAGCCATATCAAGCGGAAACTTTACGAAGACATTGAAGTTTATCTTTTACGTGAATGACCAGATAGTGGATGTTGAAACCGTTCCCATGCTTTCTGATGGAAAGGATGGTGCTGATGGTGAGAGCATCACAGCCGCAGGTCATTGGGGATCCGCCAACACTCCGTATGCGAAAAACAGCACAGTATCGTTTGCCGGAGGATCTTACTTAAGCAAGGTTCAGACTTCCAATCCACCGCTTCCGGTACTTCGTGTGAGAGGTGGGCGTTACCTAAGGAAGAAAGATGGCGGTTACATACTTTCCGGGAAGAGATCGGACAAGGCTGTCAACTCCGACTGGCAGGAAATGACTTCCGGTGTCGAACCGTCCGCTTCGTATTGGCTTGACAGCCCGGTAAGCACAATAAACTTTACCAGTACGGGCACACCGTCACCGTCAGCGTTTGTCGTTACCATGAAACAGAATGTAGGCGGTAATGTGAGCGATACGAACAGATTCTATCTTGCTGCACGCAAATATAACGGAAGCTGGCTGGCTCACGTAGGTGCTACCCTAAGCAATCAGATATCCGTACCTGCAACAGCCGGATACACCCAGTTTGCCGTCCGGGCTTATCAATCCGCATCGGACGCGAACGCATGGAATGACAATTATGTCGCTGAAAAAGGTGTGGGGGTTGCTAAAGACGGAGCCATAGGAGCAACCGGAGCAACAGGGGCGTTTCCCCGTGACAGAGGTGTATGGGCTTCCGGACAGACTTACGTCTGGAATGCGGATTACCGGGATAAGGTTATATATCTGATAGGGGGAGTTTATTATAATTTCCTTGTAAAGAATTACGGTGCTTCCGTTACCGCTGCACCCACATCAGCCAACGGAGATTCCAACTGGGAAGCCATGCAGAAGTTTGTGAATATCGCTACTGATACCTTGTTTGCCGATGGTGCGAATGTGGCCGGATTCATGTTCAAAAACAATGTGCTTAAATCCCACAACGATGAGGGTGAAACTCTTCTTATCAATGGCGTAACCGGGTATTTCAAATGTAAGAATGCAGATATCACCGGCGTGATTACGGCGGATAGCGGACGTATCGGTCCGTTCTCCATCGCTTCGGGGATGCTGTCCTCAAAAACTCTTTATGAGAATGAAACCAATCTTTATGTCGGCTTTAAATTGTCAGCCGGGCAGATTGAGTTTTATAACGAAAGGACATTTGCAAACGTAAGAATCGGGGGAAACACGCAGTTTGTCACCATTGAAGGGATTAAGTATGATGCTGGAATTGACATACAGAGTCCAAATGCCATGATCGGAATGCACATCAAGACTCCGAGCATTCCTCTATTCGTGGAGGGAGGTAACATTTTCCTTCATCCGAACAATGACAGCTATGTTTCTCTTCGTGGCATAGTTGGCAACTGGAGGAACATATCCGTCAGCACCTCCCTGAATAACAATGATGACAATGTGATGTTTCTTAATACAGGTAATATAGAAGTGACACTCCCTCCGGATGTTCCGGGACATACTATATACTTCAAACGTATGAGCGGCGGAGTAAGATTGACAGGAGGACGGATCCTGCCTGCTCCCGGAGGACAGGAGATGTCTTATATTGATTTGGATTTTGCATCCGGCTTCATTAAGTGTATGGGTAATTATTGGGTTATGTTTTATTGCGGATAATTTAAATATAAAGTATGAGAATAAATTTTGCACAATTCCCTATTTATGATGGGATTAAAAAAGAAAAGCTTATAGCCAGTAACATCACTGAGGCCTTCGGTGACTGGATATATAAGAACGTAGCGGGCTTGAGGGCGCATCTCCTTGCGGAGAAAATCTTCAAGTCGACTGTAGATGGTGTGGAACTTGACGAAGAGGAGGTGGATATCATAAGACGTTCTACCCCTATGTTGTCCGGCTTGCTGGCCGATTCGTTGAATGATTATCTGGATAAAAAGAAGGAGGAACAACATGAAGATTGAGAATTTGGAACGCGCCAGCCAGATCAATGACGAACTGGCGAAACTGAAGCTGGCTAAGGAAACGTTGAATAACGGAGGCTATGTCCGTATCTACAGCAGCGCCCGGTCAAGTGCCGGATGCGTGGAACTGGATATAGCGAACTTCAATGGCGAGGTGAGCACGTGTATTGATAACCATATCGCTGAACTTGAATCTGAAATAGAAACGCTATGAAAGAATTATGGCAATTAATCAAGATGCTGTTCTCAAGCAAGCCGGGTGATTTTGATACTCCTAAGTTGCTTCCCATGAAGCATTATCCTTTCAAGGGATACCGTTTCATAATGTGGTGCGGACGGATGATATACCGTGCCGAGAACAAGGAGAACATAGATAGGTATATGCAGACCTATGCGGGTAAGGAAAGCCTGACGCACGAAACCATACACCTGCGTCAGGCACAGGTTACCGGCTCATGGGTAAAATACTATTGGCGGTATTTTGTCGAGTGGATCAAGGGAAACCCTATCTGCCATCCTGCGAGTTCTGCATATTATACTATAAAATACGAAATGGAGGCGTATGCTAACGAGAACAATCCGAATTATCCCGCGAACTATACCGGGAACAACCTTTCCCGGTACAAGATAAAAGGTGGCAGGAAGAAGCTGTACAAATCGGTTGGCGGCACTTCAAAAGCGTGGAAAACTTATATTAGAACTTTATAAAAATTGATATTATGAGTAATTTGAATTTAGAAAATATAGTTGGCTTTAAAGCTGTGGATAAAGACGGCAACGAACAAAATGTGACAGTAGATGAAATGGTGGATATGGTTTCCACAAGAATGGTTATGGCTTTGTCTGAAACTTCAACATTTGCCGCCGCTGCTGCAACAGGAAATGATGTGTATGAGAATGAACTTCCGACAGTGACGGATGCCGCAAATGTAAGAGTTTTACAAAGTAGCGGAGATGCCGCACAAATGACGATGCAGTCGCTTGCATCAAAACTGGGAGAACTGATAGGGATTGCTACGAAAGAAAATAAAGGCTTGAGCGATAGTGTTCAAGCCTTAAATTCTACGATTTATAAGATTTCTACCGGAAATAAGGAAACTGCTTTGTTTAAAGTTTGTGATTATGGCAGTAATATTAATCATATATTACATATATATAGCTCACCTAATGGCACATTGGATAGTTGCAACTATATTCGTGTGATCTTATCAGACATATATATATTCGTAAATAAATTATTTGAAAAAGGATATAATAGTATCAGACTTTTTAAAGATAGAAAATCTTTTTATGTTTACGTTTATAGCAGTGTATGGACAAGAACCAATATTGAGGTTTTTTCAGAGAACCCTGATCTCTTCTATTTCACAAACGTGACGGATGAAATCAGTATATCAGATTTGGAAGAAATCTCTATATCTTGAAAAATATAGCGGTTTATTCAGATATTTATTACCTTTGCACCGCATATGGCGTTGTGCATATCAGGATCGGGTGGCACCGGCTTGTACCGGACCACCCGTTTTTTAATCATGTCTAAGAAAAAGTTTGCCATTTACCCCAACTACCGACCCAATATAGCCTGATCTTAATCAATTGCCCCGAATAGGTTGCTTGAAACCCTATTTTTTGAACATCATTTGTCCCTATAAATATAACAGCATTTTGCCCATCACCACTTTCGAATGGAGAATTAGATGTTGATTTAGTTGTTTTCCGATCCCATTCCATAACATTCGTTTCCTGTCAATAAAAATACAAACTCGCCAGTCTTGCCGTTCTATTAATTCTCTTCATTCATCTTGCAAGTAAAAAATATTGCATTAATGGCAATTTTTTAAGAAGATTGGTTTTTGTTTCAATATTGGCTTCTTATAACTAATTAATATAGTTTTCTTTTTGTATTTCGTTTTAGAATTGATATCTTTGCTATTATCTTCAAAGCCTGAGCAAACGATATATAGGATATTGGACAGCAATGATGTGCCAAGACGTCCCAAGGTTAGAGGTGTAAGAAAAATATTTGTCACGATAGAGGAGGATGTAGCTGCTATCTTGGATAAGGAGCAATCAGTATCATTATATGTCAATGAGGCTATAAGATTCTATCACGGTAACCGACATTAATTGCCGGTTATCTATCTCTTAAAATCAAGAGACTGTTGCGGATTAATTTCCGTGGCAGGCTCTTTTTTTGTCATACAAAATAAAGGTTAGTTTGATAATCGGGTAATCCAAAACGTGTAATTAAAGGATTAAAAAAGGATTGAACTTAAATTGTTTGTATAATGAGAAAGGAGACAAAAGAAAACATTCAGTATTCAACTGCCGTGGGGATGCTTGTACTGGGAGCGTCCTTGGCTGTGGCTGGCTTTGTGTGCTCTGAACCTATGGGTCAGATACACGACAGTGTATTGTGGTTGTTTGCTCAATGTCTGTTGTATGCCGGTAGTGTTTTTGGCATCAGCATTTATATTAACAGCCGGTTTAATAATTTAATAGAGCAATTAAAAGAAAAGGAGGGAAAGAAATGAAGAGTTTACCAAGAGGTTTGAGAAACAACAATCCGGGTAATATCCGAATAACAAAGGATAAATGGCAGGGATTGAGAGAGAAACAGACAGACAAGGAGTTTTTTCAGTTTGTAGAAATGAAATGGGGTTATCGTGCTTTAATCCGTACATTGCAGAATTACAGAAGGAGACACAACTGTGTTTGTATTGCAGACTTTATTACAAGATGGGCCCCACAGACAGAGAACAATACAGGGGCTTACATCAGACGGGTATGTCAGGATATGCAGGTACCTTCAGTATATGTTCCGGACATTGAGGATAAAGATACGATGTGTTCTTTGGCTGCCGCTATATCTTATGTTGAAAATGGTGTTCCTGCCGTAATGGAGGATATCTATAAGGGATGGGACCTGCTATGAAACTAAGGATCTATATATGGATTGCAGTAGGGATAGCATTGCTATTGCTGTTTGGATCATGCCGGAGTATAAGGTATGTTCCGATAGAAACAATAAGGACTGACAGTCTTTATCTTACCGTACATGAACGTGACTCCATCCACATTCAGGATTCTGTCTATATAAGAGAGAAAGGCGATTCTGTAATTGTCGACAAATGGCATATAGTCTACCGTGACAGGACAATTCGCGATACAGCCTATATAGAGAAGGAGAAAGAGGTAGGGGTTCCCTATCCTGTGGAGAAGGAATTAACATGGTGGCAGAAGACGAAATTAGAACTAGGAGAGTTATCTATAGGTATTATATTAGTATTACTAATCGTAGTCATTTGGTTGATAAAGAAGAAGGGAGGTGCAAGATGAGATAGCAACATCAAGTATTATCCGCCACAGGTAGAAGTGTGGCATATAATAGAAACTCATATAATAAAAGTGATTCTTTTGCGGCTTAGAAAAAAAAGAAAGCCGCCTCCTGAAAGGATTGACAGTCGGATAAGGAGATAAACACCCGTGGTGTTGTTGCGGCCTTCATTGGCAATAACAAACACTTCGGGTGTTTTGTTTTCAAAAACCGAATAAAAATGAAATTAGAGGAACTGTATAAGGATATAATAGGTGTTGTGTGTGATGTTACCGGTCTTGTTGAGGCTGACATATTAGCCAGCAATCGCGAGGAATGCGCCGATGCAAGATATCTTCTTGTGTTAGCGTTGTCCAAAATGCTGACTGATCATGAAATTGGCAGATTTATCAACCGTACCCGACAAGGTGTATCGTTTATTCGCTCGAATCGGCAAAAATTAAGGAAATGGACAGTTGCAAGCAATTGGAAAGTAATTAGCAAGTATATAGCAAGTAATTACTTTATCTGCAAGTGACTTGTACGGACATTTGTGAGCGGTCAATATTGACCGTAATTCCAAAAAGTTATAAGTTTATGGAAGCAGAAGTAAAGCAAGTGATTAAAGAAAAGGAGTATGTCCATGACAACGACAGGAAGGAATATGCTTCAAAAGGTCTAGCCGGAACCGCTCTCGGTATCGCTATCGGTGCGGGAGTATTATCATTGTGGGGGCGTGGTCGTGGTGTAGGTATCGGCGGTGGTATGCCTGAAAACGTGAATATCAACACAGTCAGTGATGCTATTTCCGGTCGTACCGGTGTTGCTCCTACCGCTTTCCAGGCATGGGAGAAAGGTTGTGATGAGGCTTTGGCGTTAACAAACACCATTTGGGGGATTAAAGTCAACACTCAGGAGCAGATGTATAATCATCGTGAGATTGATATCAACGAGAAATGGCAGCTTTACAAGTCACAGGTAGAGGGTGATTTCGGTAACTATAAGGTTTCCCGTGATCTCTACGACAACATGAACGACAAGCTGAATACAGCCGCATTCGGCTTGTACAAAGGACAGCGTGACCTGTACGACACACTGAACGAACGTTACTCCGCCAAGTTCTGTGAGCTTGACAAGAAAGTCTACGGAATGGAAGTGGCTAACCTGTATCAGAACAAGATCATACAGATGGGTATGGAAAGTGTCCTGAAGGATAGTATGTGCTATACGGACCGCAAGACCTGTCGTGCAATCTATGGTGTAGTGGGTTTACCGTCAACCCCGACAGTGAACGTACTGGAGGGGGCGAACCCTTACGGATGCAATTGCCGCACTCAGGCAAGCACGGCTCCAAGCGCATAAGGAAGCGTAAGAAACGTTAGTGGTAAGCCCCTTCGGGGGCGATGCCACTTTCTTTATTAACCACTAACAAAAGTATTATTATGGGAATGTTTGAAAGCGATCCATTGTTATCGACAGGCAGAAGTTTGGAAAGTCTGGCACAGGAAAATGAGGCTTATACACAGAAGCTACAGGCGTTGAAACAGATTCCGGGCATCACTCAACAACAGAGAGTATCCACACCTACCCCGATATGGGATGAGATAGACCGTATTGTTTCGTCGCTAAATGATCAGGAGAGAGCCGTGCTTAACAACAACAAGGAATATTATGATAACAGCATGGCCATTCAGGAGATGGTTAATTCAGAGGTCCTTCTTCTTGTCAAGGGCAGAATAGAGGGCTCTGCGGAAGGGAAGGCCGTATTGGAGCAGCAGCTGTCATTTGTCAGGAGGACATCTAAGATAGCCAAGGAAGAAACAGCGAGAAGAGATGCTTTATTCCGCGAATACGTAACGGAGCATAGCGATATGACATGGCAGGAGTTTATTGATTGGAAAAACGGGAAACCGCAACAAAAATCTAAGAAGTAATGGAGGTTAAGAAGAATATAACAGAACTGAAGGACAAGCTAGCTGACTCATTGCAGCTATGGATTGACGAGAGGATAGACGGGCTTGTATTGAATAATCCTCAATTAAAGGTAGCATCTGTGTATCTCAAGAGAGGGGCGAAGAATTTTCTTGCAAAGCAAAAGGACGGGATAGGTGACATGATAGATAATGCCGCTTTGTTTTTGTGTGATGAGGATGGCAATGTGGATGCGGATTTACTTTTTAACGATATGCTTTCCATGCTTCGGGAAATGGAAGAAATGCCATTTGGTAAGGGCTTTATCCGTGGGACCATAGGAAAGGGTAGTATCCGTTTTGCGCTTCCGGACAATCCGATAACAAGCATTTTATTTGGCAAGACGGGTGCGATTAAGATAACCGATGCGGATTTGATAGAATTAAAGAAATTGCTAATAGAATAGGATTAATCAAAATGATAGCATAAACACTGTTTTGCTGTTACAAAGTGACAGGAAAAAGCACTTAAAATTTCCGGCAAAATGTCAAAACACCTCCGATGAAACAAAACAAAATGTAACTTTAATATATTTGAATATGGAATACAAGGATTTAATTAAAAACGCAAAGGCTAACGGTGTTGCCTCTGACAAGGCAATGTGGCAGAGCGTGGACGGTCTTAGTGACATGCTGTGTGTGCTGAAAGAGGAACACCCAGCAATGTATTGGGAGTTTATGCGCAAGCAACACTCCATCTTGTACGGTCCGCACTACGATAAAAATTTTGCGGAAATGGATATTGAGAGAATCCGCTATACAGGTCCGGGCGGTGAGAAGAAGAACGGTGCCCATTGGAGTGCTGACCAAGTGGAGGACGCTACCAAAAATCTGTCTTTCCCTTCTGGTACAACTAAGTGGGATAAGTACGTAGCTTTTAATAGCTTTTATTCGGATCTGTGCTCTATCTATGACGAATCGCAGATCATCAAGGGTGCTCATAAGTTTTACTTTGCTGACGAGGATGGACCACAAGGTAAGATATGGGAGTATATGACCGCAATGCAATATGGATCGTAGTATAGACATATTGCTGGATCAGTTGGACGATAGGAGCCATTTTGATTTCTGTCGCCTGCTGGCTGTTGTATGGTGGAATATGTACTAAAAAATAGTCCCCGATAGATGAAAATCGGGGACCAAATTAGGGACCGTTTACGGCAGTGTTTGAAAGGTTTTGATAGTAATATCCCCGTTCAAAAGCCATCTAGAAGGCATTAGAACGGGGATAACAGGTTTAACCGTCTATATTTCGATTCTCATCGGGTGTACAATTCAGTAACCTCTTTGCAAAGAATTGCAAGGA